TCAAAATATATATCTAAAGATACGTAAGATAATAACAAAAAAATGTCTACTTCAAATAACAATAAAAAAATTAAAATTTTACATGAAGAAGATGATTATTATAACGAAGAATATGACGATGATTTTGATGATGATCAAAAGCAGTTTTTGCAAAATGAAAATAATATTTATATTGAACTTATTTTTAAAATTCAATCTGATCTAATTAAATATGTTTCGGAAGGAAATAATGTACTGCCTCTATGTGAATTTCTAACAGTTAAAGATGTTGGGTATTTTCTAAATTACTTGGAATAAAAAAACAAGCTTTATTTTCATTTATTTTATTTAAATGAAAATAACTAATTTATATTTATGTTTACTTATACAAAATTACTTCTTACGCATTTGTGACAGGCTTATTTGTTAAAATAGAAACATATTGCTTCTTTCTTGAAACTCTTGGCGGATTTACAGTAGTTGGTAATGCAGAAGTTGGATTGTTAGTGGAATCCTTGTAATAACCGACAATTTTTCTCTTGATCATTCTGTTTATATTGGTTGCAGGTTCTTCGTTCAAAATTTCAATTACCTTATTGATATTAATTTTATTTTCTACTCTATTTTCTACGTGCCAATTATGACATTTTCTAATAACTCCAAATTCTTCAATTGGAACTGTGACGTAGTTTTTCTTAATAAATCTTTCGATATATGCACTTGTGATATCTTCTGCTATATCATAGATATGATTCTCATAATCTTCAAATTGCTTTGAAGATTCTGGATAAAGAAAATGCAAAGACTCATTGAAATCTTTATTCATTCTAACTTGAATGTACCTAAACTTGATACTTGGTTCATTTCCTCTTACATTGTAAAGATATTGATAATCAATGTTGAAAATTTTGAATTGTAAATTATTTGGAGCAAATACAATGACACCTTGTAAATTTTTATAATTTACCTTATCAACATAGTCTAACAAATCGTCGATATTTTCAAAGTTGTGTTTCTTGGGATATGGAATACAAATATCCTCTGCCATGGATAAATTTCCATTTACAAAAGTTCCAACGTGAAAAATCTTTGCATTTTCAGAAGCTTCACATACAATTCTGTTTTCTTTATTATTCAATAATAAAAACATATATTGCTTATCTTGATCCAAGATTTTATTAGCGAACAAATCAATAACATTCTCGCCATCTGTCTCTTTATTATAGTCTGGAATTTTTGAAATTAATTGTTCATTGATATCAAACTCATTTTGAAGAGCCTTTTTAAAATAAGAACCAAACGAATCCTTAGAAGCCCACTTGCTTTTAAAAGCATCAAATTTCCTATTTGTAGAAAGAAACCACTTTCCTCCAAAATGAAACATTCTAATTACAGATCCCTCATGAGAGTCATAAAATGAACAAGTTTCAAAGTCAACATTATCTTTAATTTCTTGTAGATTTTCCTTCTCACAAAATTCGTAGGTATATGGAAATCCTTTCATAATAAGTTGGTCATCTTTATAAACAACTCCTCTGCATTTTTTAATTAGATCGCTGTCGGTTTTTTCACAGTGAATATAAGAAAACAAAGACAAACCAGTTTCAGAGTCAGTATCGACCATCTTAATTTGTTTATTTTTCTCAATATTCTCTCTAGTAAACTCTTCCTCATTAGTAATATTTCCATTAGAAATAGTTTCTGCCATTTTAATTTTATTAAGTATTTTTTTGTGTTTAAATCAATTTTTTGAAAATAAAAATAAAATTATAAGCGAGATTTATTTTATTATTCAGGTTTAAAAGATTTACCTAATATTATAACTGAACAATGACTACAACGACATCAAAATATCAAATACATCCTGATTTTTTTGAAAATAAAAAAGATTGTGACGACTTCAAATTCAGACAACGACATCAGACAAATCATAGATATAAAAATTTTTGTCAAACACATTTTACTGCAGGGGATGAAGAACAGTTTGAAGAATATAAATTTTCAAAAAATAATAATAATATTGAAACTTGCGATGATGATATTAAAACTTGTGAAGATGATATTTGGGATAAATATTGTAATATAGATGGATCATCTGTAAGCAACACTTTTAAATACATGTTTTACAAATTTAAAAAAGGTATATTTGTTAAAATAGTCAATAATCAATTAAAAGTTTTTCTACCCTTTTCAAATGCAAATTTTGTTAATGAATGGAGTGAAAATATTGATTCTAGTAATATACATGAAATATACGAATATGCATGTAAAATTGAGGGTAGAAAGTATAATTCAAAAAATATAAATACTAATGTTAATTCTTGGTATGCAAATAATTATTTATTACGTCATGAATACCCTATAAAAGAAAGTGACACAAATGTTTGTGTATTAAAAAATATGATTGAAGAATTATGTTCTAATCGAACTATTCCAGATATAGAATTTTTTTTAAATAGACGAGATTTTCCATTACATACTTCAAACTCAAGTGAACCATATTTTGATATTTGGAATTCAGAAAATATGCCATTAAAATCACACAATTATGAAAAATATTCACCTATTCTATCAATGTCTAAATCTAAGAAATTTGAAGATATTCTAATACCAACACACGAAGATTGGACAAGAGTTCAATCATTAGAAAATAAATGGTTTCCTTCCTCTTCGAGAAGTACTACAAATTCAGAAGATATTTTTAAATGGGAGACAAAAAAACCAATTGCGTTATTTAGGGGTAGTTCAACAGGTGTAGGTATTTCGATACAAGATAATATGAGATTAAAAGTTTCTTATATGTCATCGTTAAATTTTAAAGATGAAAAGGATAATTTAAATTATTTAGATGCAGGAATAACAAAATGGAATGTTCGTCCTAAGAAAATATCAAACTTTAGAAAATTACAGACTATTGACGTAGAATCTCTACCTTTTGGATTATCTAATTATTTATCTCTGAAAGAACAATCTGAATATAAATATATTATTCATATAGATGGTCATGTATCAGCATTTAGATTATCCTTGGAATTAAGCTTACATTCAGTTATTCTCATGGTTGACTCTGAATGGAAAATGTGGTATTCTGAAAAATTAAAACCATATGTTCATTATGTTCCTGTAAAAAAAGATTTATCAGATTTGATAGAACAAATTAAATGGTGTAAAAATAACGACGACAAATGTAAAAAAATTTCAGAAAATGCTTTTGATTTTTACAATAATTTTTTAAATAAAAATTCAATATTGGATTATTTTCAAAAAACATTAGTAAATTTAAAACAAAAGATTGGATCATATTTTTATTTTGATACGACATATAAGGATATATTAAACGAAGATGAATATAATATAATTAATACCTACCAATTATCATTGAAAAGAAATAAAGAAAAAAGAAACTACAATGATATAGAAATTAAAGAACAAAGATTTTATGGTCTCTTGAAAGCGATTCAAATATTATTTTCAAATTATTACAGAACAATAAAATCAGAAAAAATCTTATTGTACTCAAGTAGATCCATAACAGTAGAAAAATTTAAAATAGGAAATTTTTATTTATGTGAAAAAAAAACAATGGATTCAAAAAAAGAAAAAGAAAACATTCATGAAGCTTTTATTGGAATTTTTTGTATAAATGAAATTTTAAAAGAAATACCAAATTTTTGCTTTACTATAGGTTTATACGAAAATAAAAAAATTGTAAATGAATACATTGAAAATAGTATATCATTATTTGATTATATTAAAAGCCCGGAGTTTGAATTTAAAACTTTTCTATTTATAATAATACAGATATGTTTTTCATTACAGGTTAGTCAAAATAAATTTAACTTTGTTCATTATGATTTGACACCTTGGAACATTCTGTTACAGAAATTAGATGATGAAGTAAGTGTCGATTATAAAATTGAATTCAATAAATGTTTTAATGTGAAAACAAAAATTGTTCCGATAATTATAGATTATGGAAAATCTTACTGTAGTATTAAAAAACGCCATCATGGTTATGTTAAAATGTTCAAATTTAGTACTAGTCAAGATATTTTATCGTTGTTGATTACCTCTATATATGAAATAATATCTCATCAACATTTATCAACGATAGATTTTCATAATTTGATCAAACTTTCAAATTTTTTATCAGAAAATAATTTCAGAAAAGAAAAATTCAAAAATTCAAAAGAATTAAAATCATTTCTTCAATATAAGAAAAAATATTCCATTCTAGTGAGTAGTAATAAATATGAACTTGAAAATAAAACACCAATGGATTTATTTAATTATATAAATAACAACCTTTATATTTATAAGTATCCTATATCACAAAAAAGTTCAAAGAATTTTAAATCTATAATGATGAAATGCGATGAAGACTTATTCTACAATTTATTACTAAAAAATAAAATTTCAAATGAATATTTTGAAAAAAGAATAAAGAAAATTGTTAAAGATGATCCTGATAGTTTGAATTGTATTTTATCAAACTATATGTGTTTCTTAGGTATGGAAAAAAAGAAATTTTATAAAAAGATTATAAGAAAATTACCAAATGCAAGAAAATATGTAAAGGAAAACAAATTTAGTACAGAATCGATAAGTGATTGTCAAATTTTATATGAAGAAAACGATTTTCTATGTGTATCTAAAATAAAGTTTTTACAAAAAAAAATTCAGAATATAAAGGAAATATTGCGTGAAGAAGGAATGGAACCAATGATTTCAAAAGATATTATAATTAAAAGAAAAAATTTAACTAATATTTATGATTTTGAACATATAATTAAAAAACTGATTGAAAATAATAAATTCATAGAATTATGAAAAATAAAAGATTATTATTCTGGAATAATTTTTTTATTATATTTTTTCTCTTTTTTCTTTCTATAGTATAAATAAAAAATGTCTACGAAAAATGATAATAATTCAATGGTAATATTAGGTGCATCTGCAATTGCTTTATTGGGTATATATGGAATATACTCTACAATGAATGATGATTATAAAGAAGATAATGAATACGATGATGATGATGAAGAATGTGGTTACGATCATGATCAAAGAAAATGGGAAATGGAAAGATGGGAAAGTAGAAATATTCCAATGGTATCAGAATCTTACTGTAATTCAGGATACTCTTCTATGATGCCTCCTCCTCAACAGACTACTATTCCACCAAATACCGAATCTTATTCTCCCCCTCCTTTCCAAAAGCCTTTGGAAAATTTTGATCCATCTCCTTTAGGATTTTCAACAATGGCTGGTGGTTCAAAGGAAGAATATAATTTTGATAATAATTCTGGTTTATCTGATTATGAAACTTTAAAGAGTTATGACGATGGATCTCAAAATATTCCTATTTACAATGAAGAAGATGGTCAAATCGGTCTTCCTGTTCCTGATATGTCTGATATTAGTGCAGGTGAAAATAATAAATATGTTTATGACAGAACTATTGGAACTATTGGTTTCACATCCACGAAAATTGGTGGTCGTAGAAGAGGGCAAGCTGATTACGTCAGAGGTGATTTAGCAATCATTCCTGATAAGAATACAAACTTTCAAGTTTCAGCAGATCCATTAAATTCTCTACTTGAAGGTGCCATGAATGCATCGAATGGAATTGGGCAAAGCTACGTAAATGCCGCTGATGCATCGAATGCAAGTCAATTTGGTGCTCAAATGGCTATGAATCCTAATGCTGATCCTAACGCTCCAGTTGGTCTTGATGCATTGAGAGCAATGTCTTATAATGACAATGTGAAGGATGTAGAAAACTCAATTAAAACTGCGTCAACTAATGGTGGCCAAAATGCACCCGCTCCTAAAAGTGTATTAGAAAAGAGAGCAAAAGACAAGATTGCCAATGCTTATAAAAATTCTGAATATTCAAGTTTTAAACCCCCTGCTCCTTACCAAGGAGGAACTGTTAAAGGATTAACAGTCGCCGATATTAAAAGGGCTGCTATAGTAAGTGCCAACAATGATAACAAAAGAGGAAAACCTTCTCAAACTTTTGGATATTCTTAAATTAAATACGGTAATTTTATTTCTTTGACTACTTCAAAATATTGAAGGAAAGTTTGTAAAGAATAAATATATATTTTTAAAACTTATTTTAGTTTTAAAAAAATTAGCTTTTATTTTTAGTATTCAAATATGAAGACTCGGCAACATTATAATTTAATAATTGAAGGCCTTTGTACACATCACTAACCATAATAGTTTTTGTTTGATGTTCAGAATTAACTACTATAATAGTTTTTATAACTTCGTTCAACTTTTCATCTATTAAATTTCTAACTGTTTCGAAACAATCTTCAGACAAACTTTTAATTCCGGCTTGTCTAGCCAATCGAGTTATTGAAGGTTTTGAGATATTGTCAATGTTTTCCATTTTTAATATTTATACAATCTTTTAAATCAATAAAAATAAACATAATTTAAAAGTAAATATGTTTGTAAAATAAAATGGAAGAAAACAAGAATGTTATTAATAATAAAGTAGTCAAAAAGAAAAAAAGTCACATGTTTGAAACTTATATTAGCAAAGTATTGAAACAAATATCACCTTCTAATGGCATTACAAATAATGCAAAACAACAATTGAATAGTATTCTTTGTCATATTATTAAACATATATCCATGCTAACCGTAAAACTAACAATGGCTGGAAAAAAGAAAACTATTTCATTGAAGGAAGTTGAAAATTCTCTTACTCTTGTTTTATTTGGAAAACTTCTTGAAAATTCATTGAAGGAAGGAAAAAAATCTTGTGATAATATTTCAAATAATGAAAAAAATATAAATTCTTCCAGGCAAAACAAAGCCGGTATTATATTTCCACCTTCATTAGTAGAAAAATTTCTGAGAGATTTTGGGTCTTCTAATATTATGATCGGTAATTTATCTCCTATTTTTTTAGCATCTGTTCTAGAATATATTTGTTTCGAAATTTTGGATTTAAGTGTAAATTACTGTAAAGAAAATAAACATATTAGAATAACTATTAGAGATTTGGAACTTTCTGTACGAAACGATGTTGAATTGAATAATTTATTTGTAAAAGTTAATATGTCTTTTCTTGGTGGTGGAGTTTTACCATATATTCACTCATCTTTACTAAATAAGACTAAAACAAAAATTAAAAAGAAGAAGAACGATGAAAAAGAAAATACTCATCGATTTAGATATGGAACACTTGCTATTAAAAATATTAAAAAGCAACAAAAATTAAGCAATTGTCTCATTCTTTCTAAATCGCCTTTTGAAAAACTTGTTAGAAGTATTTTTAAAAAAAATAAAATAGAATTTCAAAAATTTAGTAAAGATGTTTTCATTGTATTACAGTATTTCATAGAACAATATATTGTTGAATTGTTAAGAAATAGTAATTTTCTCGCTATTCATTCTAATAGAGTAAAACTAATACCTTATGATATTCTATTATATAATTCTTTTATAAATGGTGGTAGAGAAAATCCTTATACAAAATCAAGTCTAAATCTATTTTCTTTAGAAAACCAAAATTTAATTTTTGATGGAACTCAAGATCAAGATGAAGAAACAAGTGACGACGTACAAATACCATACCTCGAAGAGGACGAAGATGATGAAAATAATTATTAAAATTTCAACTTAAGGACACAAGAAAATAAATAAAATATGTCTGTTATTCAAGAAATAAAACAAAAAATTAAACTTGATTACATACCATCTCATAAAATGGATGGTAAATATGCAATTTTAATGGAAACAAGTCCAGAAGAATATGAATCTTGGTATTATTTTATTAGAGTTGAAGGAAATGAAGAAAATTTAAATGATCTAAAAAATTACATTGAAAGTATTGAGTGGTCTATAGTAGAAAACTGTAATGTTTTTGACATCGAACTTGATCATTTAATTTCAGCAACAACGGCAAAGGAATTGACAAAAGTAGATTTAAATCATACTTCTTTTCATAGAAAATTTGACGGTGTTTTGAAGAATATTGATTTCAAATTTAAAAAGAAGGATGGTAATGAAGATAAAATGTGGAAAATTTTTGATGTTTTAGGTTATGGTCAAATAGAAAATTTTATTGATGATGAAGATTTAGACGAAGAAGATTTGGCAACAGATAATGGAGAAGACGAGGATGACGACGAGGATGACGACGAGGATGACGACGAGGATGAGGATGACGATGACGACGAAGACGAAGATGAGGGTGAAAAAAAAGTAATAGAACCAAAAAAAAAATATAAGTTACCCCCGTCTTTATGTTAGTTAGATTGAATATTTCATTTATTTTTAAACTTTTTTAGTAAGTTTAAAAAATATTTATATAATATATTTTGTTATGAAAAAAATTTAGAGTACTCAGGTGAATACTTACAAATAACTTCTTTATAAGATTCCATTATTTTTTCCTCCAATTGTAAATATTCAATTGCAAAATTAAATTGTATTCCTGAATCTTTATTAATAAATTTAAATATTCTATTATTATTAATATCTCTTTCATCGACGCCTATGCAATTATCCATTTTATTATACATATCCTCGCATTCATTATGAAACTTATTCATAATAAATAAAACAGAATTTTCATCTGTTTTAGTTTTAACATCCCATTGTTTTTGCCAGACATATGCAAATATAAATGGTCGAATGAAATAATTTTGAAAATCATATTCATACTTTTTTTTAATTACTTCTAAACCAAAACGATGTCTTCTTGCAATTTTTTCCGATAAAGCATGATTATAAAAAGTCTCAGTTAAATCAAATAGATTCGCGTTTTTCTTATTTTCAATATTTTGACCATACCAATACACGTTTCCATTACTTCGTATTCTACCCATAATCTGTAAACATATACTTGAAATATACTTATTTTCCATATCTCTAGAAGATGTTGATTTTGCACTCAAACTTCTCATTATAAATATATTTTTCAACTCCAAATCATTCATTCCAGTTGTACCTTTATTTATAAAGATGCAAATTTTAGTATTCTTTGCCTTTTTTGAAGAAAATTTGCACTTTTTCTTTGAATGCCAAAAATATATATCATTTTCGTCGATTGAATCTGATGTTTCAGTTAAATATTGATATACACTTTTTAATTTTTCAATATTTGAAACAAAAATATAACTTTTTTCACCAAGAATATAGGTTTCTACAACTTTTTTTAAAATTTCCTCTTTTTTAGAAAAATAATGAATGGGAATTTCAGGAAAATGTTCCCTCTTATGTTTTATTACTATATTCAAAATATTCATTTTGAGAGTGTATGGAAAAAGATCGTTTACGAAATTATCATCTAAAGTTGCTGACATGAAAAAAAGCTTATTTCTATTTGATATATTGATTATATTACTAAAAAAATTATTTCCATCATTCTTTTCTTTTTTAAACGAATTGTAAATAAATTCTATCTTTGTTTGGGAATGTTGATATTTATTTCCCGCATGTACAAAACCAAATTGAGTTTGATATGAATCTTCCTCGTCAAAATACAATACATCATTATCATGTTCTAATATTTGTTTTATTGATGATCCATTATGAACAAAGCTTAAAATTTCATATTTGTAAGTTTTTGTTTTTAGCTTTATATCATATTCGGTTGATTTTTCTTTTTCTTTTTTTATATATTCTATACCTTCATTTTTACAAAAGGTTTCTAAAGCATTTTCATGTTCAATTATTAGATTTTTTTGATTGTTTGGAACATAAACAAAAGTTTTCTTATATTTTTCACTATCGTTCTGTATACCTTTTGGGGCTATAAAAGATTTTCCAGTTCCAGTTCTTGTCATGAATGTAACCAAGCCATAATCAAACTGATTTTTTTCAGTTTGTATTAATGGTTGAATTTTATTTTGCCAATCATATTTTGTTTCAGAATAGATGACTTTCTTTAAAAATTTCATTAAATTTAAATAATGAATATTTAATCTGAAATTTTTACTTTTGTTATTAAAAATAATCAATTTTTGATTTTATTTATTTTATTTTCAATATAAAAAATATTTTCAATTATAAAATTGAAAATGGATGGATATAACCCAGGGAACTTTTATAAAAGTAAAAACAGTGGTTTATATTTAAGTAAATCTTTAATGAAACCTTTTCAAGATTTTATTAAAAAAGAAGGAAAAACAAAAGAACAAAGAGCCGCATTAGAAGTAGTTTTATTAGATATTCTTTTGTTAGATTCAGACGATGAAATAGAAAAGAAAGATAAAAAGAAGAAAGTAGAAGTAGTTGATAAAAAGAAAATTAAATAAGCAGAAAAAAAATCGCTAGAATAGATAAAATGATTCCAGTTATTCTATAACTATCAATTTTATCATTAAAATATAAAAATCCTATTGTACTAATTGTAAGTACAGATATTGTATTTAACAACGCATATACAAATGAAATATCATTATTTCTAAGTAATTTCAAATAAAGAAATGAAAGAAATCCATATAAAATCATAGCATAGACTACATACAAAGGATCTGAAGTCTCAATATATTTCTTCAAACAAGTTATAGGTAAAGATATAACAATACAAGCTAATAAAAACCATACTAAAATCATTCTTTTTTTTATTATTAAATTATATTAAATTTAATAATTTATTCTGTTTTTGTATTTACTTTTTTTTATCTTTATATATTTTTTGAATTTCTTTACTGACATCTACAATTAATTCACTATAATTTCGAATAAATGTCGTAAAATTAATTGGAAGCCTTTCTAACTTTTTCATAGCCAGTTTAACTAACTTTTCCCTATCAATATCTGGATTAGATAATCTTAAATCAATATACCATGCAGACCATGCAGCACAATATCCAACCGGTTCATCATCTTCATTTCTTTTAATCCATTCTTTTTCATTCTCTTGTATTGTTTGAAAATTATTTGCTGGTAAAAATGATTGAGGAGGATAGTAATAAAGAAGATCCGATCCTAGTTTTTCATGAAATAATTCGAAAATTTTTTTATCTAGATTTGGAGGACTTAAACAAGAACTAATAACTTTCCCAAAAGATTCAAATCTTTCTAAACTTTTATTTTTTCTATCATAAAGCATATAATTTGCATGACCTGAATCTATACATGTAAATCCAAATGGAAATGCTACAAAACGTTTAGACGGGCATTGCTTAAATTGTTTCCAAAAATTTTTAGGAACTGAAATATAACCATCTGAATCATCATTTTTTAAGAAATCAACAGTCAATATTTTATTTTTTTTATTACTCTTTCGTTTTTTTTGAATCCATCTCAATGAAACTTTTGTTTGTAAATCTGGAATATCTTTTATACTTTTTGGTAATAAAACACATGAATCATCATGATTATGCTCATCACCATCTTTAAACCAATTAATATTTATATTCAAATCTATATTGTAATTATTTGGGTGAATAACACAACAATCTTCATGCTTGTGAGATAAAAAGTACATTACTATAACGTTGAAAAAAGGTGAACCTTCAAAAGAAGTTTTTTTAATGTGTTTTTGACCAGACGGAAAAATTATATCATCTTGCATTATTTTATTTAATATATTTAAAATAAATATACTTTTTATTATATTACTTGGTTTTACATATATCCATAATTTTTTTATAGTTTTATATTTTTTTATAACTTTCTTTTAGAAATATAAAAAATGATTTTATGGATTGTAATAATTATTGTTGTTTTTTCAACCATAATATTTTATATTGCGAACTTGTCAAGTTCACTCAAATCAAATATAATAGAAATTGATTTGAGTGAATTTGAACAAAAAATTTATTCTCAAAACGGAGAAGATGGTATTATCATGAAATTAACAGAACTCATATACAACAATGATAATGACAATAAATTCTATGTTGAATTTGGTGTTGAAAATGGTATGGAATGTAATACTCGTATATTAAGAGAAAAATACAATTGGAAAGGTTTACAAATGGATGGAGACAATGAAAATGATAGCATCAATTTGAAAAAAGAATTTATTACCAAAGAAAATATTATAGAATTATTTAAAAAATACAATGTTCCGCAAACGATAAATTTATTGTGTGTAGACATTGATTTTAACGATTTTTTTTGCTTGAAAGAAATATTAAATCATTATAAATGCGATATCATTATTTGTGAATATAATGCAACGCATTTACCTAATGAAGATAAAATTATAATTTATGACAAAAATGGAAGATGGGATAATACTAATTACTTTGGTGCCTCATTATTGGCATTTTATAAATTAGGGAAAAAATATAATTACACGCTTGTTTATTGCGATAAGAAAGGTGTAAACTGTTTTTTTATTCACAATGATATAATAAAAAATAAAAAATTACAAATAAAAAATATTGAAGACATATCACAAATATACAGAAAAGCACGATACGGTAATGGACCAAATGGTGGTCATATACAAGACCAAGGAAATAGACAATATATTACATTTGACGAAGCTATGTCGTTGTAAATTTTATAATAATTATTCATTATAAAATTAAAAAAATGAAAATAAAAACCAAATTCTAATTTAATTTTTACAACTACATATCAAAATGATTAAAGCTTATGAAATTTGTTTACAAATGTTAGAACAGAGAAACTATTCTATTTTAGACAGAGACGATGAACGTATTTTAGCACAAAAACCCAATAATGAACCAATGTGTGTTTTTTTTGCAACAGCATCTAAATTCAACGTTGAAAGTATTCAAGAATATATTTTAATGATGAAAAAAATGAATTTAAATCATTCTATTATTGTATATAAAGAAAATGTTACACCCGTTGCAAAAAAAATCATTGATGAAACCAAAGAATTTAAAATTGAATTATTTCAAGTAGATGAACTTCAATGTAACATAACAACTCATTATCTTGTTCCAAAACATGAAATACACTGCAAAAAAGGAACAAAGGATTGTATTAAATTTAAAAAATTGTACAGCGATAACTTTCCAATAATACTAAGAAGTGATCCAATATCAAGATTTTATGACTACGATAAAGGAGACGTTATAAAAATAACTGATTCTGATGGATACGTTACTTTTAGAATTGTAAAGTAATATAAAAACATAAAAATAGTTAACAAAAATGGGTATAGATAAAACAGCACTAGAATTAATACTATTATCTCAAAACTATGTTAAACGCAGCGATAGTAATAAAGCAAATATTTTGACACTGGGAAGACAACAAATTCATATTTCGAAAAATGATATTAATCACTTGTTATGTAAATATAACTTTAGTTCATTCGTAAATAAATATAATGTATATGATTATTCTGAAAATCTCTTTACAAATTTATTTGAAGAAAAATGGAAATATATATTTGTTGATTCCATGGATAATTCAGATTATGAGGGTGCCTCTATTATTCATAATTTAAATAATCCATTCAATTCATCAAAAAAATATCAATATATATACGATGGGGGTACAATTGAACATATTTTCAATATTCCTCAAGTTATTGAAAATATAATAGATATGCTTGATATAAATGGACTCTTTGTTTCTATAACATGTAATAATAATTTTTCTGGTCACGGAATTTATCAATTTAGCCCAGAATTTTTTCTAAGTTCATTAAATGAAAAATATGGTATGAAAATAGAATCTATTTATTTAGGAAAAGTTCACACTCCTTTTGAAAAATGGATTGATGTAAATAATTATAAAGGAGGTCGTAATTGTACAAAATTCGATGATTCTGAACCTGTTTATATACTAACTATCGCAAGAAAAATTTCTAATATCAGAGAAAATTTAATTACCAATAGCCCACATCAATATAGCTATGAAAAGATTGATTGGGAGAAAAAAATATAAAATTATGAATCCCTTATTCTACCTAAAACTCTTTCAATTTTATTGATTATATTTGAATTTGGTATAGCTTTGGAATTTTCATAATCCTGAATAATCTTAACATTCAAAGATAATTGCAATGCAAGATCTTTTTGTGTCATCTTTTTTTCACATCTTAACTGAG